GTCTTGGTTTAGGTGCAACAGTAAAGCCACAAACCAGCAGTGTTTCAAGCTCCTCTGGAGTATCGGGCGCCCTACGTGCTGGTCTATCTGCGGTAGGAACTCCTTACTCATGGGGAGGCGGAAGTATTGGCGGCCCTACACGAGGAACTAATCAAGGCTCTAACACAGTAGGTTTTGACTGCTCATCTTTTGTTCAGTACGCATTTGCCAAGGTCGGCGTGATGCTCCCGCGTACTACTTACGCACAGGTAAATTGTGGTACAGCGGTCGACCCTCGCAACGCACAGCCTGGTGACCTTTTGTTCTTTGATGGACCAGCTAACGCACCAGGTCACGTAGCTATCTACATGGGTAACAACCAAATTATTCAGGCGCCTCATACAGGCGGTGCTGTAGAAGTCGTTGGTGTAGACCTTAGTACTGTTGTGGCCGCACGCCGCGTCATTAATGGTGCGACTGGAACTTCTATTAACAGCAACTTGCTCAACGGTTCAGGAAGCAATGGCGCTGTGGGAGACCTAAACAGCTTTATGGCTAGCTTGTCGGGTGGCATGACTGGCGGTGGCATCCAGGGCCTTAACATGAATGAGCTTATGGGGTACTCACCATCTTCCGCTATGAGCGGTGGAATGGCAGGTGGCTCTGGTATTGGGCAGGGAGCTAGCTCGTCAACCCTCAACTACTCTTCTGCAAAAATGGCAAAATCATACTTATCTATTAATCCTAAGAATGGTACACTTGACCCATCTTCAAACGCTGGTGGTACGACCATCACATATGGGGATATAACGATTCCTATTACGGTGCCACAAGGTTCACAATTTGATGAGCAAAAGCTTGCATCTCTTATTAAAAAAGAGCTTATGTCTATAGGTATACACTCAAAGGTGGCTAGTTCATAATGTCAAGCATAAACACATCAAAAAAGGGCGCCGTTAGCGTTCAAACTACTCTTGATAAAGCTATTGCCCAACACAAACTAGCTTTGCAAGCTCAACAAGCTAACACTAAAGTGTCTACGCTTATTAAAGCAAATGACTCTATCAATGCTCAGCTAACAAGCACCTACAATATTCCTTCCAACGACCTCTTTCCTAGTGACAGAGCTAGCGCTACGACTATGGAAGAGCAAATTGCTGCCTATAACAAAGTAATCATCTGGGAACAAAATATAGTCACCGACAGTGACTGGGGCGCCAACTACACCTTAGCTACTCCTGCCCCAAGCTCCACTATAACTAACACGTATAACAGACAAATACACGCTCGTGTAGGAACCTCTGCGTACAGTGGCACATTAAGCTCTCCTGACAAAGCGTTGCTGAACAGCGACATTACTTACCTGCTTAGCCAGACCGCGAAGATTCAAGCTAAAGTAAACAGTCTAAAGGCGGCTCTCACTAAAAATAACAACCTCATTAATAACAATACTAAAACTCTGTTTTCAGGTACGTCGGCAAAGACAGTGCCTCCTGCGCAACCTCAAACTCAAGAGCTACCTCCAGAAAATCCACCTGATAATTTTATGTGGAACTTGCCCCCTCACGCATGGAGCTTACCTGTAGACCCTTATGATATTGCTCCTGATACTACTAATAAAAGATTAGACCACTTTCACCAAACTCGTCGTGGGCGCATTTGGATGTACCAACCTTATTTAGGAACTACAACTACGGGAACTCCAACAACTGCATCTTCTAAAAAAGGAAAGGCAGCCCCTCCTCCTACAACGAATAACTATGGATTCCAGTTTATTTGGAACCCAGAAACGTTTAGCCAAGATACGTCTACGAACTCTAACATTACGACAAGCGCGTCTGACCCTTCTGCAGCATCTACAGGATTTGTTACGGGCAACTCTTCGTTAACCTTCACTCTTCGGTTAGACCGCACTAATGACTTTGCGTCTATGAAAGCTGGCACACCTATTACTAGCGCAATCGCCGCAGACAATATAAACAACACACTGTTTAATAAATCTATTGGCCCTAAACAAAAGCTAGCAACACTTCCTACAGAACCAGAATTTGATAGTAGTTGGCTAAACTACTACAAAATTGGAACTCCAAGCGGCTCTGATACAAACATTGAGCAAAAGATTATTGACCTTCTTACTTATGGTACTGAGGCTGACCTAGAGTATCTGTATGCGTCTACAAATGGAAAAGACGCTATCGGTATCGGTGGAAAAATTACAGCTAATATTGGGTACTTAAAAATGGCCTACGTGCGTGTAGACTTAGGTCAGCAAAAATTTGTTGGCGTTCTTTCTGACGTGAGTGTAAACCACCTAGCGTTCACTAGGGACATGATTCCTATCAGAACAGATGTCAATATAACTATTGACCTTCGTGTTAATACGCAAATGGTCACAAATAGTGGGCTGGTGGGCAATTGATTTATCAAAACTCTCGTTACTACAACGAACTGATTGACTTTGTTGCAATTACTGAGGAGGGCAACGCCAACCCTATTGTCTACTACAATGTGGACGCACCTGGCCTTATTAGTTGGTGGGAGCATCAGTACGTTGAGGGTGAGCGCTTGGAACAAATCGCTTATCAATACTACAAACGTCCTGAGCTATGGTGGGTCATACCTGAGTACAACCCTACAATTGTCGACTTTATTAATATAGCCCCTGGAACAATAATTAAGGTTCCTCGTGTTTAATTACCTTAACGTAGAGTTTCCTACTTTAAGTATCCCACCTAGTCGCGGATACAGCCTACACTCGTCCTGGTCCAGGTACGAGCATGAGCTTTTAACCGTCAGATTTATCGACTGGGCTGTTCCGTACGATTCAATTTCAGATGGAACACCTGTCACTGTTACCTTACGTGGAGTAGGCAATAACAGAGTTTTTAATGGGTATGTTCATCATATTGTCCCTGACCTAGCCCCCGATAAAAACTATGTAGATATCACCCTTATTGGTGCCTCCAGGGTCCTTAAGCAGCAGTCTCAACGAGTATGGTTAAACACAACTGCTGACCAAGTAATAGCCGATATTGCTAACGCTAATAACTTTTCTTACATCGCAGTACCCACTCCTCGCATGTACGACCAGATTTCACAGGCAGGAATGTCTGATTGGGAGCTGATGGTAAAGCTAGCCAAGCAAAACGGGTACTCTTTAAAAGCCGATAATACAACTATCATCTTTCAACCGTTAACCCAAGAGTTTACTGATACCCGCCAAGAGGCTGCGTATTTCATAATGAAAGGGCTAGACGTAAAATTTACAGGTATATTCTCTTTCACTCCTATGGTGGGAGAAGCCATTCCTTACGCAGATGCGACTAAAACTACAGTTGCTGTTAGTGGCGTAGACAGGTCATCTGTTACCGAGCATACCCATGTTAACCAGACTCCTATTAACCATACGCGAGCAAAGCAAGTTGCGCCTATATTTGACGCTTATCACACTAAAGTAGTAGCGCCTACCTATGAAATTGCGCAGTATGAGGCTACCGCTGCTGACGAAAGAAACCGATATGCTTACCGAGGCGAGGCAGTTGTTTTAGGAAACCCCTCGTTATTGCCTGATAGCCCTGTATATCTGGATGGAATAGGCCCTACGTATTCTGGATACTGGACAGTGCTCTCTGTATCTCATAACATTAAAGGCAACGCTGAATACACAACTACTATAACAGTAGGTGCTGATTCCCTAGGGCTATCTACCCAATGGACAGATAACAAAAACATCGTGTCTCCCAACGAAACCATCAAAAGAGCTGTCACCCCTGGGGTACGTCAAAAGAACTCTTTGCCAACTACGTCACTAAAAAAGGTCGGAGTTACAGTAAAGGAGTCATACAAAGCTCCTGTGTCTAAAGTAAAAAACGTTTCTAAGGTCTCTGCCAAAGGCATTCCTACGCACCAATGGGTAGGGGCTGGAGGGAACTTAAAAGCCCCCACTACTGCAGAGAAAAAGATGCCAGCGGCAGTTATGAAAAAGATGGTGAATACATATGGTCGATAACATGTACTACGGAATATACCGAGGCATATGCCAGGATAACCAGGACCCCGATAACGCAAATAAAATTCGCCTTACGGTCCCACAGGTGCTAAATACAAATTGGACAACCTGGGCCTATCCAGTAAACCCAATTACAGGAAACGCTACGCATGACCCGCATACGGATTCCTACACGACTACGGCGGCTAGCGTGGGAAGCTCTGGCTCCCACACACATTCGGTAACTTTAAACTCATCACATTCTGACCACATTAAAGTTCCGTCTATCGGTCAAGGTGTATGGGTTATGTTTGAAGGTGGAGATACCAACTTTCCTCTATGGGTAGGAGTGTACTAAATGGAACGCGCAATAATTCTTCCTTTTTCTGTGGATGCTTCGGGCTCAATTCTGTCGTCCAATGACCAACGAGCAATCTGGCAAAGCCGAGTAACTGCTGCCGTTATGACTGGAGTTGGGGAACGAGTATTTAGAAACGGATACGGTGGCACTATACGAAGCGCTCTATTTCAGGCTCCACAAGACGCGGCTAACACAGCGGCTGCAAGCGTGCGCGAAGTATTCGCCAAGCACTTAGACGCCCTCGTACTTAACAATGTGTCGGTCAGTATGGACCAGCAATCAGGCGTATTAACCATTACAATTGACTATACCCTGCCTAATAAAGAAAAGGCTCAAACTTCTTTGAAGACAGGAACCCTTACCCGTTCTGGCGACGTTATTCAGGAGTACTAATGGCATCGAACTTTATCCCGCAGGTGGACTACACCTCACGTGATTATGCCGCTATTCGTGACGACATGATTAACCTTATTCCGTCTCTTTTGCCAGAGTGGACAAGTACAGACGCCTCAGACTTTGGTATCACCCTTATTGAACTGTTTGCCTACATGGGTGACATGCTGAACTACTATATTGACCGAGCAGCCAACGAAGGCTTTATCCAGACAGCTACACAACGTAGCTCAGTATTGTCTATTGCTAACATGCTTGGGTACACTCCTAGTCCAGGAGCCCCTGCAAAGGTAACGTTGACATTTACCAACTCCACAGGCTCTACGCTAAACGTGGGGCCAAAGACTCAAGTGGCTACTACCACTACTGTTAACGGCGTCAATACTCAGATTGTTTTTGAAACAGATAACACAACTCCTGTAAGCGTGGCAGCTAACTCATCTGTTTCTGTTACCGCTACTCAAGGAACTACGATTAATTACGAGTATGTAGGCGACTCAAACGGAAATGCTAATCAGGTATTCTCTCTATCTAAATCCCCTTTAATTGCTAACACATCAAGCGTCATTGTCGGCTCACTAGTCGGTGGAGTACCGACAGGTTCTTCATACACAGAGCTCTCTTACCTTATTGATGCTGGATATAACGACCCTGTGTACTCTGTGTCCACAGACGCCAACAATGTTTCATATATTACATTTGGCGACGGTATCAGCGGACGAATTCCTCCTACAAGCTCTATCTATGTTACTTACCGCGTGGGTGGCGGAGCTTCAGGAAACGTTGGTCCAGGAACGCTGACCTATCAACTAAACAATGTGGTTGCGGGTCTTAAAGTAACCAACGCATCTGCGGCTACTGGTGGAGCTGACCCAGAGACTACAGACAGCATTCGTATCAATGCTCCTCTAGCGTACACGGCTCTGAACCGCCTAGTATCACTAGCTGACGCTGGAGCTCTTGCTGTACAGGTTCCATCCGTAGCAAAAGCTATCGCAGATTCTGGCGCTGCTTACAACAGCATTGTTTTGTATATCGCGCCTTTTGGAGACTCTAGCCTAGGAACTCCTGGCGTAGCTGCTGACGGAAGCCAGACAACAACCTTTACTAACGCATCCAGTGACGTTATCACTTTTATTACGGACAAAGCCCCAGCTACTACGACTATTACTATTAACCCTCCAACCTATGTACCTATTAACATTTCGTTAAACGCACATATTCTCCCTAACTACAAACAGAGCGATGTAACAAAGGGAATTAACGCAGCTTTGTTATCTCTTCTTGACTTTGACAATGTGGTATTTGGCGAAACCGTTGCTCTTCAATATATCCACAACGTTATCTCTGCTTCGGTTCCTGGTGTGGATTACGTAGATGTAACCCTACTTACTCGAGCAGATGCAGCGTTCACAGGAAGCATTACAGCGGGGTCACCTACCATTAGTGGCGTATCGTCATTTTTAAACGTAGCTGTGGGACAAGATGTGTCTCTTGTTGTAGGAATTTCTAGCGCAGTAACTATTCCTGATGGTACGACAATCACAGCTATTAACACAGGCTCGGGAACCAT